AAACTTAGACTGATGAAAGATAAATTTTACGTAATACCAACTTTTGAAAATTATTCTATAAATAAATTAGGTGAGGTAAAATCACATAAAAACGGAATTGAAAAAGAATTATTTGGTTCGATTAACAATAAAGGATATAAGAATTTTAGGTTAACAAATGCTAAAGGAACTAAAACATTAACTCTTGGCAGATTATTATTAATGACTTTTGATAGACTTCCATTAAATAATGAAGTATGTGATCACATTGATAGAAATAATAAAAATGATATTATAGAAAATCTCAGATGGGTAAGTCAAGGAGTAAATAATTCTAACAAAAATTCATACTCCAAAAAATACACTGGAGTTTATTATAAAAAAGCAATATTGAAAAACGGAACTGAAAAAACATATTATCAAACAAAAATATCTATTAATGGAAAATGTAAAAGTATTGGATATTATAAAACAGATTACGAAGCTCATTTAGCTTATGTAGAAAAATTTAAAGAGATTTATGGTATTGAATACAAAATGAATTGATATGCCGAGATGTAAAAACTGCAAACAAAAGTTTGAGCCTATTAGATTCAATCACAAATACTGCTTAAAAGATGAGTGCATCCGTGCTTTTGTAGCTGAGGTAAAAGAGAAAACATGGAAAGAGACAAAAACACGAATGAAAACAGACCTAAAAACCACACAGGATTGGTTAAAGGAAGCACAAACAATATTTAATCAATACATAAGGCTAAGAGATCAAGGACAGTTATGCATCTCATGTAACACAATACCAAAGAAAAAGAACGCAGGACACTATTACTCACAGGGAGGACATTCAAACGTCCGATTTGATGAAGACAACGTACATCTACAATGCGAAGCCTGCAACACATATTTATCAGGAAACCTGCTTAACTATCAGATAGGCATAGAAAAACGAATTGGAGCTGAAAAATTAATTGAATTACAAGGTAAAGCACACATTGAGAAACGCTGGAGTGTAGAAGAACTAAAAGAATTAATCAGAATATACAAAATCAAAGTAAAACAGTTACAATGAAAGTTAAATTAGACTTATTAGAAATAGAATTGTGTAAATATATTGGAAATAGCAGAAGTAATATAGCTAGGCAAAACAATGTGTTTGATGCAAAAATAGGAAATCAAAATGGAGTAGATGCTGATATTCAAGGATTCATGGCTGAGTATGCTTTTGCAAAAATATTTAATTTATTTCCTGATTTTGGTTTATCCCCAAGAAGCGGAAGTTATGATGGTATAACTAAAAAAGGTTCTAGATATGATATAAAATCTACTAAGCATCCAAATGGTAATTTATTATCTACATTGAAAATTAATAATGATATAGATATTTATGTTTTGGCTTTTGTTGAAAATGATACTATAGAATTTATTGGATGGGCAAATAAAAATGAATTAATCAATGAAAATAATGTTAAAGACTTAGGACATGGAAAAGGATATTTCCTAAGTAGAAATAAATTAAATAAATTTTAAAAAAAATAGTTTGTAATCTAAATATTATTTATATATTTGTCTAAACAAAAACCAATTTATTATGAAACATTTATTTAAATCGTTGGCTCAGTTCCAACAAGAAGTACCAGTAATCCACAAAGCAACACAAGGCTATGGATATTCTTATTCGGATTTACCTAAAATCTTTAGTGTAATCAATCCATTGCTAAAAAAACACGGATTAGGATTTACTCAGTTAATTAACGAAGGAGATGTCTTGACGATTCTTTTTCACGTAGAATCAGGAGAGCAAATACAAAGCTCCACAAACATCCCTCAGAATGTACAACTGAAAGGAATGAACGACTTCCAAGTTTTAGGTTCTGCAATCACTTACATCCGTAGGTATGCAATTAGTTCAATGCTTGGATTAGTAACCGACAAAGATACTGATGCAGGAGGAGAGCAAATAAAAAACGAACCAAAGAAACAAACGCTAGACGCTAAGAGATTCCAAGATGCAGTCAAAGCAGTAACGGAAGGAAAGATTACACGTGAGTCTTTAGAAAGCAAGTTCACGTTAACAGATGGTCAAATCGATATACTAAACGCACTATGAAAACTAATCAGCAAAAACTTAATTTAAAATTTCACAATACACGTGGAAATTACAGAGATAATAAATATTGGTTAGAAACATTTAATCTAATTTATCAATATTTAAACGAAAATGACATTAGAAATTTAAATGTAATGAATACTAAACTTTCAATAGGAACAAGAGTAAGTACCTTTTTAAAGCAAAATAATATTTTATATAAAAATGAATTTGGGTTTTACAAATGGAATGATAAGATTCCTGTATCTGTTAAAATTATTGATGCCTATAGAAAATACCAATTTAAGAAAAACAGTATTTATAGAGATAGTCAAGAAAATGTAAATCAAAGAAATAAAAGTAAACAAAGAATCAAAGTTCAGTTTAGTGATACTCCTTTAGAAGTTGTTACTGAAAACCATAGAAACACGAACACACAAGAAATAGGATTGATTCGTAAATTTTTAAAATGGATATACTAATGAAAGTTAGATGCTCTGCTATAGGAAAAATTATGTCAGCACCTCGCAATAAATCGGAGGTGCTTTCACAGACTGCAAAGACATACATTCACGAAATGGTGTTGCAGGATAAATACGGAATCAGAAAAGAGTTTAGTTCACGTTACACAGACAAAGGTAACGAAGTAGAAAACGAATCAATCAACCTAGTTAATGAAGTTCTGGATGTAGGATTTATTTACAAGAATGAGGAGTCATTTCAGAACGATTGGATTACAGGAACACCCGATGTAAACACGGAGCAAGTATTGCTAGATGTAAAATCAAGTTGGGATGGTTCTACCTTTCCGTTTTTTGAGACTGAGATACCTACAAAGGATTACTACTACCAACTGCAAGGTTATATGTGGCTAACAGGTAAACAACAATCAATGCTTTGTTATTGCTTAGTTGATACTCCTGAGTTAATGGTTGAGGATGAGATTAGACGAACGCACTGGAAGTTAAACCTAATGGAAGAAAGTTTAGATCTGCGTGACGAAATACAAAAGAAGCATATCTTTAGCCACATTCCAAAGAACAGACGTGTGAAAGTCTTTTTTGTACAGAAAGACGAAGCAGTCATTGAACGAATCAAAGAACAAGTAGAGCTTTGCCGAGAATATTACAACACCTTAATAAATTTCTTATGAATTATTTATATAAAATAGGTCAAATAGTTTATTTAAAAACAGACGAAAGACAATTTCAAAGAATAGTAACACAAATAAGAATAACAGAACACGGACACTTATACCAACTTTGTGAGGGTATAAATGAATCAGTTCATTACGAAATAGAAATAAGCGAAGAAAAAAACATATTAATAACATTATGAATCAGCAAATAGAAGACCAAATAGTAATTCGTGTTTTAAGCCGATTCAGCGAACGAAGTCAAGTAGGAATAAACAAGTACAAGACTACGCTAGAAAGAACCGACCTAAGCACGTTAGAATGGCTTACACACGCACAAGAAGAAGCTATGGACTTTGTGCTTTACTTGGAACGACTCAAAGACGAATACAGAGGTGGCTTATTAACTAAAATGGTAAAGCAATCTGAAGAAGATGGATTGTATCAAGACAAATTAAAACGAACAATGCCTAAATAAACACGGATGAAAATAACAATCGAACAATACGAACATAAGATTATTCACGAAGTACCTCATAACGATGTAACTCTAGACGAAGCTTTACAAATGATTGAAGGACTTTTAAAAGCTACTGGATATTCTTTCAGTGGGAATCTTGAAATAGTGGATGAGTGGGTAGATAACGAAGAAACCTTTAAAGGATAAGTCCCAATTTTTACCACATATCGTAAATAGAAATGATAACTAAACAACAAGAACAATGAAAACAAAATATATCAAGACAGAAGACAAAGAGATTATTGTCTTTGGTGAAATTATGTTACATAGTGATTTTAAACATATGAATCCTATTTCAGCAGGATTTATTTCTTTTGGAATAAACGAGGAAGGAAATCCAACTTGTAGGTGCTATGGAGAAAGTATATCTCTTGGTTTATCAAGTGATGAGGAAAAAGATACCTTTCTTGCTCAAAGTCAATTAGGATTTAGGTATTACTAAACAACAAGAACAATGAAAACAATTTTAACATTAAAAATGCCTATTAGTATTGAACCATCAACTGCTGATAAAGGCTATGTAATTACAGATGCTAACAATACAGAACATTTCTTTTATGAAGAGAATGGTGAGTTAGTATATGATGGATGGTGTGCAGATGCTAAGATAGATGTTGAACAACTTAAATAACAAGAACAATGAAACCTTTAAATCAGAATAAGATGAAAACAGATAATACACAGAAAATAAAGAAAACTATTGTTTTCTTAAAAAACAAAATACTTTATTGTAAAGCAAATGGTTTAAGACCTTATTATTTTGAGCAACAATTGGAAATTGAAACAAACAAATGGTTCAAGCAAAGAAGTGAAGAATCTAAACAACAAGAACAATGAAAACAGCAGTAGAATGGTTTGCAGATGAATTGAGGCAATTTGGAATGCATATACCTAAGATATGGTTTGAAGCAGCCAAAGAAATGGAGAAGCAACAGATTATATTGGCTCATGGAATAAAAGATACAGGAGTAAACAATATGAAATGTGTTACAGGAGAACAATACTACAACGAAACCTTTAAACAACAAGAACAATGAAGACAGCAGTAGAATGGTTAATAGATGAGTTATATAAACAAGGAATAAGTTTATACACTCCCGAATTAATTGCAGAAGCCAACAAGTTATTTGAGAATCAGATAAAAGATGCTAATGAAGAGGGGTTTCATTCAGGTCAATCAATGGCTCACAATGGAAAGTCTAAATTTGAATCACCAAAAGATTACTATAACAAAACCTTTAAACAACAAGAACAATGAAGATAGACGTTGATGAGTTCAACCGAAAAGCAGAACATATTATTGAAACGGTAGTCAAACCACAAGTAGCAAAATACGAATTAAGTAAACAATTAAATAAATATAAAATGGAAAACAAGTTAAACACGGGAGCAATCTT